TTATTAGTTTTTGCACTATTTGAATGACATCATTTATATTTTCATACAAAAAACCATTTTACTCCATTTTTTATAATAGTTTCATTTGTTTCATTTTTATACGCTATTGGACAACATCCACAAGCCATAGCTTCAAGCATAGATTTAGATATCTTTTCACTTTCTGACAAGTTTATATAAAAAGAAGATTGTTTATAAGTATGTAGTAGTGATTTAAATTCAAGCTTATTTGAATTGTTTATAAAAACAAAATCAATTTTTGAATGAATGTTTTCTAAAATATCTATGTTTATTTTTCTTTTTTGCGAAATATATATAGCAATGTTTTCTTTTTCTATATCCGGTTTAAATAAATCAGTGTTAATACATATTTCTTTTGAATCTATTAATACTGGAATACCTAAATGAGATGAAATAAAGTTTTCTTTGCTATTTGAGCTTAAATATAAATCATAAGCATATTCGGTAAGACTAAAAAAACATTCCTCAAAGTCTTTAAATAAATTTACATTATTTGGTTTTGGCCTAATGTTATGATTCCAAGAATCTTTTAAATTTTTAGGCAAAACAAAAAAGTTATGTCCTGTTTGCGATAAATCCGATATTCTTGACTCGTCATATAATTCAGTCAGAATATTTAATTTCTGATTGTTATATTTTAATTTTCGTAATATCGTATTAATTTGATTAGGCATTAATTCCTCGCTACTAATATTTTTAATATTGTAGCAAGTGTCTTACCTAAATCAAATCATTCCCCAATTTTTTCTACGATATATCTTACAAGTCCATGCCTTTGAACATCTTCAGATGTTAAATATACTTTAGATATTTCTGGATGCTCTAGTTTTTTAATAATCCAATCTAATGGATTTCCATCAGCGTGAGGTAAATCGCTTTGGCTTTTATCACCACATACAATCATTTTTGAATTTAAGCCAAGTCTTGTTAAAAACATTTTGACTTGTTTTTTGGTTGCGTTCTGTGCTTCATCTAAAATGATAAATGAATTATGAAAAGTTCTACCTCTCATAGTTTCTAATGGACAAACTTCTATAGCACCAGCGTCTTTTAGTTTTTTAATTTCTGCTTTGCTTATAAAGTCAGAAAAAGAATCAAATATAGGAACCATGAAAGGATCTGTTTTTTGTTCAATATCGCCAGGCAAATAACCTAGTCCGTCACCACATTCTACTATTGGTCTACTTACGATAATTTTATCTATTTTGCCATCAAGCAAATAACCAATAGCGACACCACAAGATAAGTAACTTTTGCCAGTTCCGGCTGGTCCTGTGCAAATTGTTAAAGTAGATTGATTTATGGCATCAAAAAATATACTTTGATTTGGAGTTTTTGGTTTGATTCTTTTCTTATTTGCAACATCCTTATTTCTTTCTTCTTTCCAGTTTTCTTCTTTCTGTCTTTCTTTTTCCTCTTGATTTACAAAGTCTTTCCATTTAACGATTTTCTTTCGATTGCCCATTTTATATTCTCTGAGAGTAATTTGCCGATTTCGGCGTGAGAAAAAGAAAAAGCCCTACTCATTCCGTTTTCGCCTTTTTTTCGTTCTATTTTCTTTATTTTCATATGCCTCTCTCATAAATTGTTTAGTTTTAGAAATATCGACTTGCCACCAAATTTCATCACCTCTATATAGGTCCGGTCTATTTGAATTCATTCCGAATACCTGAGATTCATAAACTGGCACAAGCCAACCGCAATCATTGTCCATATAATTTAAATACCCCGAAGCAGCTGGTACGATTGGGGTTTTTCCAAAACACATTGCATCAAAAGCTGGTATAGACCAAGCTTCTCCATGAGATGTTTGAACAAAACAATCTGAATTATAGTGTATAGAGTTTATTTCTTCTTCTGTAAGTCTAGAGTTTATAAGAGCTATTTCTGGAAGATTTTTGTACTTGATTGAATCAGAAATTTGATTACACAAAGAAAAGAACTCTTCTTCTTTGCAAGATGTCTTAACTAATAAACAAACATTTTCATCAAATCCAAATTCAAGTAAATAAGCCATAATTAAAGAAGCAAAATTCTTTCTTCTATTAAATTCACCTATTGTATAAAAAATAAATTTATCATTTTTCTTTAATGATTTTATATAATCTAATGGCTTGTAAGCTCTAAAAAATTTATCTGTATTTGTTGCATGTGGTATTACTTTAACTTCTTGATTAACGCCACTTGCTTTACATGCATCTACCATTTGATTATTAAATACAAAAACTCCATCCATCATGTTTAAATGATCAGACCAACCTGAAGCCTTAAAGCTGTTTGTTTCTGAGGCAAACATACCGATGTTACAATATTCTGCATCATATTGCATGTGATTTGGTAATGTGTGCTGAATAACAACATCTATATTGTTAGGTCTTTTGTTTTCTATTTTTTCTATATCTTCAGGTATTTTTTCTAAATTTGATTTATCAAAAATTAAAGGTCTGCAATAAACATTTATATCACTAGCATTTAAACTACGAATATATTCAATAGCAGCTTTACCATATCCTGTAGCTGATCTATAATCAGATATATATAAAACATTCATTTAGAAACCCTTCTTTTTTCCGCATTATTAATACCATCTCTAATAGATATCAAATTATTAATAATTGATTCTCTGGTTGTTTCTATTCTATTTCTTTCAAATTTATTAAACAATTTTTTCTTGTAATTTGACTTAATAAAATTTAACTGTTTAGATTGAATTTTTAATATATTTTTGAAAGCCCCTTCAATAAAATCATTGTCATTTAAATGATCATATTGGAAATTATTTGAATATTGAAGTTCTGGAGGAGAATCCCATGGCTTAGCTGGAGATAAACTAAAAATACTCTTTATCCAAATATTAGCTGATTTATTATAGCTGTAGTTATCTCTTGCAGAAGAAGCCACCTCAAACCTTTTATTTTTTCTTAAAAAGCTTGGAATACTTATAAATTCTTTTAATTTGTTTACTAAATCTGATTTGTCTGGATTTGCAATTCCTCTATGAGTTTCTGCCTCAACCATTAATGAATAGTTAATTGGAGTTGCCAATATAGTTTTTGGCATGTCTTCCATAGCTGAATAATTAACTGAAAAAACAGGAACTCCACAAAAAGCAGCTTCAACTTGTGGCATTCCAAAACCTTCACAAATTGAATATTGAACTAAGCAATCAAATATATTGTATATTTTTGCCATATCTTCTTTTGAAACGCCATTTTTTGTTCCAGATGTAAAACAGTTTTTTTCACGACAATTTATACATTGTATACAATTACCTTTCCAAACAGATGGAAAGTAATATCCACAAGAATCACACAAATATGTAAAAAATATTTTATTGGAAACGCCAGATTCTATTAGTAATCTAGGTATATCCCATCCAAGATCTGGATAAGCAGTATGTAAATATAAAAATGTTTTTGATGCAAGTTCTATTGACAGGGTTGATATTAATTTAGCAAAAGAAAAAATTAAGTCTGGAAACAATTTTCTTTTTTGATTTCTCATTACAGATCCGATAATTATCGAATCTTCTGGCATTCCTAATTGAACTTTTAAATTGTCTTTATCATCCATTGGATAAAAACATTCATCAGCAGAAGGAGATGCTATATCAAATACATTTATATCTGAATATGAAGATAGTATTTTTTTTGCCCATATAGAGTATGTTAAAACTAAATCTGCACATGAGTATAACGATACCCATTGTTTAGTTTGTCCAACTCCATCAACAGGAGGCATATATATCCAATTATAGTAAGGTCTTAAAGGAGAACTCGCTATAAAAGAATCCATCCAAGGATCACGAAAAGATATTACTGTGTCTGGTTTGAAATCAAGAAGGACATCTTCAAAGATATATTTACCGAATGAATTTTCATGATCAGCTATAAACTCTTTTAATTGTTCATCTGTTAAATTGGCTGGAACAGCTGGATATATTTTCCAAGGAATAGACTGATCTACTCTATCTGTATAACTAGATATTTCAGCTAATTCAAAATTATCAGTTTTTATAAGACGCTCAAAAATCTCCTTGCCATAGACAGAATATCCTGTTGATAAAGATGTACTATCACAGACAAGGAGTAATTTGTGCTTTTTCATTTTAAACTGGATACCAAGTTGTTTCTGCTAAAACATCTTCTTCTTTTTCTTCTCTTTCTTGACGATTTGTTGGTGCTGGCCAATGGAATCTTGTTACTACGAACTTAATTCTGTTTCTTTTAGCACCAGTTGTTTCGTCTTTCCAAGAGTCACTCTTGGCAAAGGTTTGTACTAAAATTCTTGAACCTTTAGAAAAGTTCTTATTAATTAACTCAGCTGTTTTATCCCAAGCTTCGCAATCAATATATGCAGTTCCCTTTTTATCTCCCTTTTCACGCTTATAAGGAGGATTAACAGCTAATGTAAAATTAACTACCGTTTCTCCATTACTTGTTTGTACAAGCCTTGGATCACGAACGAAATTACCCAAAAAGATACACTCATTCATTTAAAAAACTCCTTACAGTTGGTTAATGTCTTTGAGAACCATAGCATCTGTTTTTCTGTCACGCTCGACACGAATTAAAACAGTGTTTCCTACAAAAATTTTATCTACAAATAACTCATAAGCATCTGGAAAGATAATCGCATTATCTATTTTACAGCTAGAATCAGAAACTGTTAATCTAGCCATTTTTCTGCCAGGATCTTTTCCTTTTTTAGTAATTATTTCTTTAACATCTAATATTTCAACTGACAATACCATAAATCCAGTTTTTCCAAAATAAAATTCCTTACATGTTGTATTTGCAGATTGATTATCTGAACCATCGGTTAATGAACAGGACAGAGCTATGCCTAAACTTTCTCTTTCTGCCCACACTTTCCAAGTAATTGGATCATTGTAAGTAGTTGGTGGATTTTCTAACATATTATATAAATCGTTAACTAATGAAACACGATTTTTATTACTGCAACCGCCACCTTCTTTTTTCGGTTTAGCAAGAAGAAGTATACAGTCTTTTATATTTTTATAATCTTTGCAGTTTTCTCTAATCCATTCTTTTTCTTTTTGAGTTAATTGATTCCATGTTTCTAATTCGGCTATTAACTTTTGCCTATATTCACCAGTCCAATCAAAACCACCTACCGCTATTATTTTAGATACCGATGTAGAGGAAATAGAATCAGAGCAATTTATTAAAAACTTTATCCAACTATCAATCTTTTCTGACTGAGAGTTAAAGCAGTTAATAAGCTTGTTGATTTGTGATGTGCCTATACCTTTAATATCGGACAGGCCAAACCATATAGATTCGCCGTCAGTATAAAAATTAGACTTTAACATCCTAATATCTGGTGGATATACATTTATATTGTAAAGTTTAGCATTGTCTATAAGATCTGCTACTTCTTGGGAGCTATCAGCTTTATCTTTTGCGTAATAGAGCCAACTCGTAAAGAAATATACTGGGAAGTGACTTTTTAAATAGGCTGTGTCATATCCAGTGTATCCGTATGCTGAACTGTGACTTTTATTGAACGAATATCTTTGGCTTGCTTGAATCCAACCAAATAATTCTTCTGCTTGTTCATCAGAGATAACAGCTGCTTTTTTAGCACCTTCAATAAACATTTTTTTACAATTGGCCATTTCTTGGGTATTCTTTTTGCCAATCGCTTTTCTTAAAACATCAGCTTCTTGCAAATTAAATCCAGCAACAGCTTGTGCAATTTGCATTGCCTGTTCCTGAAAAACTAAAGCACCATATGTAGGTTTTAAAATATTATCTACTGAAGCATGATAACTTGGAACTTTTTCAAAGCCATTTACTCTTTTGCAATAATGCTCTGTCATTGAAACGCCTTCTTCGTCCAATGCTCGAAGGCAACCTGGCCTTAAAAGTGCTCCAAGAGCAGAAAGATGCTCCATATTTTTGGGTCTTAGTTTTTTAGACCATTGTTTACCAAGATGGGATTCTAATTGAAAAATGCCTTTTGTGTCACCATTAGCAAAAATTTTCCAAGCTAAATCACAATCTGGTAGATTTTGTAAATCTATTTTTAATTTTGGCATCTTGCCGTTTTCAGAATTTTTAAGTATTGGCCATTTACAGCCACAATCAAATTTATAAAAATCTTCCATAAATATCCTTTAAGCAGAGAAACCCTTAGTTCTTTCTATGTTATCACTTAATGAGTTTTTAAAATTAACTTTGGCAGCTACTTTTCTATGAAGCTGTATAAAGTTTTTCAATAGCGTTGCTGTTTGCTTAACATCTACTAAAGCATCATGTGCATTCTCAGTAGACATACCAAAATACTCTCTAAGAGTGTCCATCTTGTGATCACGCAACTCATTTGAATTATCAAACCAATAAAAAACAAAATCGTCCAAATCAAAAACGCTTCTTTTATTAAATAAGTTTTGTTTTCCATATTTATCACAATCGCCAAATTCTCTAGCCAAACGATTAATGATAATCATGTCAAAATGTCTTATGTTTTTTCCAGCAGCAATAGGTGCAAAAAATGTATTTCCAGGTTTTGGATTATATTTTTTGATAAAAGATGTAAAAGATTTCCAAACAATAGATAAGTCTGGTGCTTTTTCAAGTTCTTCTATACTCTTTTTATTAATTTCTAATGCTTCTTTTTCAAGCTTAGAAAAGTCTCTTGGCTTAATAAGACTTGTGTATTGGCCTAACTCAGCAAGACTTCTTGGGTGCAGTGCCATGGCAGCTACTTGAATAACTTCACAAGTTTCTGGATTAACACTACCAGTTTCAAAATCAAAAACCAATATAGTCGAATTATTCACAATGTTCCTACTTTCTTAGTTCGTCCACTTCTTTAACTTCTAGTTTCAAACGCCCAGATTCGTCATACTTTATATCCACATAATTATCTTTGCTTTTTGCTGCTTGAATAAACTCAGGTTTTAATAAAACTTTACCTCCAAATTTAAAAACCAAAGCTTTCATAATATTAATTGATTCTTTTATTATGACATCTTTTGACTCAAGCATTTCTTCAAGTGCTTTGATTTCTTCTAATAAGTCTTCTTTCTTTTTCATAAATCTTCTCCAGCAAGAAGCTTTTGAACTCCCATGAGTTTGTCCAAAACAGCTACTCCAAGTATATCAAACTTAACAAGTCCGATAGATTCTAAGTCTGACATTTCAAGACCAGCTATGCTTTCATGAGATGTTTTATCATAAATCATAGGGCATATATCTTGTAAGTTCTGAGAAGCTATGACTATTCCGGCAGCGTGTTTACTTTGAGATCTTTTTGTGCCTTCCATTCTTATGGCTTGAGCAAAAAACTTTGCATATTCGCCTTCAAGTTTGCCATCATCTTTTAATTTGCAATAAGGTTCAAGTTCTTTTTGGCAATTTTCTAAAGCCCACTTAATAATTGATGGTTCTTGTCCTTCATCACGCATTTCTTGTAATTCTTCTGATATTTCAGCTTCATCTGGAATGTGTTTAGTAATCAAATTGCTTTCTTCAAAAGAACAAGCTGCATGTATTCTTAACACATCTTTTAAAGCACCACGACCCTGCATTCTAGTAAATACAGATATCTGAGAAACCTTATCAGAACCATATTTATTTTTTATGTAAGTTATAATTTCTTCTCTTTTTGATATTGGAAAATCACAATCAATATCTGGTAATGATATACGGCCAGGTGCATTTCTACCTGAGTTATAAAATCTCTCAAAAAGTAATCCGTTTTCAATTGGATTAATTTCTGTTATTCCTAATAAATAACTAACCATACATCCAGCACCGGAACCACGACCTTTTCCAACTAACCATCCTTGCTGTTTTGCCCAATTACAATAATCATAAACAATTAAAAAATAATCCTCTAATCCAGCACCGGTTATAACTTCTAGCTCTTTGGTAACACGATCACCATATTGATTAAATCTTGAATCTTCTTTTTTGAAAGAGAATCTTTTTTTCCAGCCTTCTCTACAAAGCCTCTTAATTTCAGCAGAAGAAGATGTTTCTCCAGCAATTTTTGGAAGCATCGGATTACGCAATAGATTGTAATCTTTGCACTTCTCAAATATTTCTAAAGTGGCTTCTAACTCTTCTGGTTGATTTAAAGCAGAAATTTCTTCTACAGATGGAATATGATAATTGTTTGATTTAAAAAATCCAGAAAAACCAAAGTCTTCATCATTGTTTATATGGTTTCTAATTTCCGTTAAGGTTTTCTTCATAGAACAAGCCAATAATACTCTTTGGTCTATAGCATCTTCTTTTCTTGCATAATGAGCATCTGGAGTTGCTACAGTTTTAAAACCATGCTTTTTAGCAATATGCCTTAATGCTTTAGATATAATTTTTGTTGCTGGAATATTTTCAGAATCTATAAGTTGTATTTCTAAGAAAAAGTTTTCTTTACCAAATAAATCTGCATATTTATATGCAAGATCAGTTGCTCTTTTTTCCCAATCTTTATGAACTAAAGACTTCGCTATTTCGTATGTCTCTGCCCTATAAGCTTCATTTAAATCTGTGAATAGACAGTTTCCAAGATCAGACCCTGGATGCCCAGAAAAAACTATAAAATTGCCATTTGCAATTGATGACAATGTTTTTAGATCAAGTCTTGGTTTTCTATAAAAGTTATCAACAGAGTTGGATACCGAACTCGCTTTGACTAAACTTGACCATCCAGCATCTTTCTTTGCAAGAACACATAAGTGACTGAGTTTTTTATTCTCGTCATTCTTAATAGTTGGATCTTGTTCGCAAATATAAAATTCGCAACCAAGAATCGGACTAATAGATTTAGATTTTAATTTCTTATAAAAAGAAATCAAACCAGATAATGTGCCATGATCTGTTAAAGCACAAGCCTTTAATTCTAGTTCAGATAATCTATCTGCTATTTTTTCAGCAGAAGATAATCCATCAAGCAAAGAATATTGTGAATGTACATGCAAAGGAATCCATTTTGACATTTCATACTTTCTAATAAAACTTCCATAAATAAACTTTTACTTTTTCTTTAATTCGCTTAAAAGTTCAGAGATTACAAAGAATGACCAATTTTCCCATTGATCAATTCCTTTATTTAAAAAGCCAGTAAACTCCCATCCAGCTTCACTTAACTTATTTTCAATCTGTTCTATGCAGTGGGTTGTAGAAACAGTTATTTTGTGAACAATACCAAAATGAACTTTTCCTACATCGTTACTGTCATCATTAATGATGCCTATAATCTTATTCGATTTAATTGCCCCTAAATCTAAAGAAATTTCTTCTTTTAGTTCTCTTTTAACAGCATTTTCATAAAAATTTTCTGAATTTATAGAATCTTCTTTTTCAATGTGACCGCCAACACCTAAAGACTTTTTTCCGTGTAATCTATTTTCATTTCCGTTTTTATTGCGTGAATATGTAAATGTTTTATTTGCACAAACAATTACGCAATACGGAATGATTTGTTTATACGATGGATCTTTTTCTGCTAAATTTCTTGGAATCCATTCAAAATTTTCTGGTTGTAAAATTTCATTTACATAAAGTTCACAATCTTCGCCCTTTAATAATCCTTGAAATTTACCCAACGAATCAAGTAAAGATGTTTTAAAAACTAATATTTCTGGACTAGGAGTGTTATCTACTGACTTATCGTTTACGATTACTTCATTTTTTTCTTCTTTTTCAGATACAATCTCTACATCATGACTTGAAAAAAGACTTAATAATTTATCAAGACTGTTAATTTTTTCTTCGCTCATGATTACTCCCTATTAGTTTTGCCACCACCGCTACCATATTGTTTTACGGCAGAAAAATCAGCATACTTAGCATATACTTTTTCAAGACCTAACTCAATGATTTCTTCATGTATTTTCCGACAAGTTGACATTCCGCTATTATCAAAATCGTCTTTGTAAAATTTACATAATCTATCACACTTCCATTTATCTCTGCCCATATCTAATATTCTAACCGGAGTTTTACATCTTTTTATAGACTCAAACTTTTTTCTAATCATTTCTTCTGTTTGTTCTAAATCTTCTTTATGAAAACATATAGTGAATGGGCCTCCGGCTTTAACAAAAAAAATAGTCACTATAATAGTTTCTTCGTTTGGATAAACTTTACTTAATGCATAGTGATATAAACGAAGTTGAAAATCATCAAAAAGATCTTCGTATCCTTTTTCTTTTCCTGTTGACCAGTTTTTTCTTTCTCCGGTTTTCCAATCTATATATTCTATTGTTTTTGAATCTATTCTGGTTATTAAATCCATTGTGCCTTTTAATCTTAAGTTACCAGTTACAGTTTCCCCATTCATTAAACGAAAATCATATTTTGCCCAAGGTTTATCAACTTCTATATCAAAATACTTTTCTGGCTCAACTATGTTTCTTTTAAGAGGAGAAAACATTCCATCGTTAAATAATAAAGTATCCCACATCCATTTATCGCATTCCTTATAATCTTTTTCGGTCCATTCAAAAGAAGATTCTTTTAAACTGTAAAATTCAAAAGCTGATTTAATTGCTTTTTCTGGACATATTTGTAAGGTATCAAATTCTAAATTTAATTCATCATCAGAGAAAGTCTTAGTTTTAGTTTGTAAACAAAGTTGTTTATTAGCTAATAGTTCTAAAGCTTTGTGAACTATATTGCCTTTAACAGCTTTTTTATTTGAATCATCTTTAAATCCAAGACAATAAGTCAAAAAGTATTTATGCTGACACCATTCAAATGAGCCAGCTGAAGAAGACCTAAGATAAGTTATTATCATTTAAACCAACCTTTTTTGCTTAAAAATTTATTAAGCAATGCAAGTTCTTTTTCTACACTCAATTTTGAATTGTCTATAACTAAATCAAATTCATTGAATGTATCTAAGACTTTTTCTGAAGAATGGTTATCTTCTGATATTTCTCTTTTTAATCTAACTACTATGCCACCGTTTTGTTGAATAGACTTAACTTCATTCTCAAATCTAACATCTGGGATAATAAAAAAATCTTTTTTAGATGAGTTTATTTTATTAAAGACAGACTGTATATGAACCTGATCTCTAATTTTTCTACATACTTCTGTTCCAAAAAATTGTAAAAATTCTCTAGCTGACATTTCAGAATCTTCTCTTGTAAAAAGATTTAGTTCTTCTGGATAAATTCCGCTTTTCTCTAGTTTAAAATACATTTCTTTAGTAATGAATCCCGGCATGTCAGACCATTTATATGTAGTTTTTTTATTTTTATCTTCTTCTGAACCATAAATATTTTGTTTTTTTATGCTAAACAAATTACAACATGTTTCTTTTAGAGCAGAGGCAAAAGGAATAATTTCAACCTTTTTACCTAAAATAAATTTGCAATGATTATAAAAAGAGTTGGCTAAAGTGTCTTTTCCAGCACCTTTTTTGCCACTTATTCCAAGTATCTTACACATTACAAATATTCCTTAAATCGGATGTGGTAGATCCAGGATCTTTGCCTTCATAAACAGGAATGCTAACATTAAAAAATCTACTAAGCAAAGACTTAATCTTTTGTTTAGCATTTATACCAGCTTCATCATTGTCTAACAACAAGATAATCTTTGTTATATCACATGTTTCTAGGATAATTTGTTGAGAATCTGTTAAAGATATGCCAAAGATAGCAACCGCATTTTCTATGCCTTTTTCATGTAAAGACCATACATCTCCTGGCCCTTCACATATAACAAGTGTTTTATTAAACTTAGCTGCATTTAAAGCATTGTGTAAGTTGTATAAATACCTTTCTTTTGCAAAACCACTATTATTTGCCCATTTTGAATATATATATTTAGGATTTTTAGAATTGCATGAAGCCTGATGATATTGATTGCATTTATCACATTTTTCGTAGTTTGATCTGCCGGTAAAACCGACAACATGTATTCCATCTCTATCTATTACAGGAACAATTGATCTATCTTTAAATATGCCATCATTATTCTTAGGAACACCTACTGAAAAATGTTCTAATGTTTCTTGTTTATATCCACGACTTAAAAAATACGGAGATGGAATTATCATACTTGAAATTACATTATGAAGATTCCAGCCTTTAAAATGTTTCTTTTTCTTTTCAAAAATTTTCATGTCATTACAAAACTTCTTTTTTTCAATATCGCTAAGCTCTGGAATATCTGATTCATTTATTTTTAAAATAGATTGGCAAAAATCATATGTTTTACCAAAACTGTATTTGATATCTTTTGCTTGGCCAGTCCAATTATTTTCTCTGTTAGATAAAACACCACGAATAAAACCAAATGGAGTTGGTTTAAAAACTTCTTCGCAATGATGTGTATAACAACACCAATTACCTTTTAATGTGTTTCCATCTAAATACATACAAAATGCAGTAGGATTATCTCCGCCATGTATTGGACATGGACCAGAAATATAATTATTAATATTCTTATATTTAACATCAAACATTTCTAAAAAGACTTGAATATTTTCAAAAATCTTTTCAGATATAAAGTTAATCTTCGTCTGATCCAAAAAAGTCAATTGGTTCATTTCTTAATACCTCTTCAGAAACAGTAAATCCAGTATTTGTATTTCTCAAAGAATGGAAGTTGTTTCTTGTTGGGCCTTCTTTAATTCTGCCAAATTCATACTCAGCCAAAACATTAATATAATCGCCTTGTGATAGTCCACTGCCATGCCTACTGACAATTGGTATGAGTTTTAAATTATACCTTTTGCCATTAACAGCAGCTTCTTCTTCGGCTAATTCTTCCTCAGATTTTCTTTTATATATAGAAAAATTACTACATAACCATAATATTCTGTCTGATCCAGAAGCTACATCGGTATCTTCTCTGTTTATACCATCACGATTTAATTGAGTAAAAGCTAAACATGGAACTCCATATTTTACACAGAAGTTATGCAAAGAAGTCATCAAAAATCCTAAAGCTTGATATTCAGCTATGTTTTTGGATATAGAATCATCACTCATTAGTTTAATGTAATCAAAAATAACTAAACATGGTTTTGCTAATCCATTTTCATCCAAACCAACTTTTTGCATTATCCACCTTCTCATAATAGAAGATGTTTCTTCAAAAGGTTGTCCAGCTATTGATTTGTAAAAATAAGGAATAGACTTTAGCTTTTCTTTTGCTTGATGAATTCTGTTTTTAGATTCTGCTATTTGAGAATATTTACCACTTTCAATATCATTTATTTTAACTCCAGAAAGGCAAGCCAGCATTCTGTGCCAATGATCTTTATTTGACATTTCTGTATCTAAAACTAAAACAGGAATATTTTTATCTGCAACATTTAAGGCAACTGCATCTCCAAAGAATGATTTTCCTGTCTTCATTCTAGCACCTATAACATTTACGCTTCCTGGCCTGAACCCACCTCCAATACATTGATCGTATATAGGAAAACCACTTGGTATACCTATTTGTGTAATTGGATTATTTTCTAAGTGTTCAACATATTCATCTAATCCATCGCCAATAACTTTTGGCGTAGAATCTTCAGAGTTTGAAAGATTTAGCGTAAACTCAAATATTCTTTGTTCTGCTATTCCAAGTATTGAAGAAAGCGTTTCATCGCCAGTAACAGTTTGTAATTCTGTACTTGCAATATCTATTTCTTTTTTAAGATTATTAGCTATTTTTAGCTTGGCTAATTTAGAAGCTAATTTTCTTGTGTTTTTTAATTCTACAGGAAGTATAGTAAGACTGTTTAAATACTTTTTTTCGTCTTTAGATTCAAAAAAATCTTTATAACCAAGGGAATTGGCTATAGATAAAAAAGTTGGAATATCTATCTTGCTATTTTCATCTTGATAATAATGTTTTAAGCATTTAAAAACTATTTTATTAGAGTCTATTAAAAAACATTCATCGTCAATGATATCGCAAGATTCAATATAGGCATCTTTGCCATGTTGAAAATAAGAAGATAAAACCGCCCTTTCAGCTGCCGGATCATGCATCATCTTGATATATTCCTTTTAAGACATTTAGCACATGTAAATGCGTATTGACCTTCGGCCAACCTTGATAAAGAATTGATTTCATCTTTATCTACAATTTCTTTTGCTCCACATTTACTGCAACTAGCATCTACAGTATTTGAAACAAATTCAGGTCTGTGCTGTTTTTTAATCTTCTTTGGTGTTTTGCTTATTAATTCTGGATGAATGCTTAAATCATCCACAAACTTATTAACAAAATCACTTCCAGAACTCTTATTCGACTCAACTTTAGTTTTCTTTACTGTTTTTTTCTTTACCGGTTTTTCCGAAACATTAGTTCCGATTAATGTTGATAACGCCTGTTCAACATATATAAAGTCTTGTTCTTGTATTGCCTTGTTAAGAAGATCGATTATTGTCATTTCTATTTCTCCTAGCTATTTGTAAACTGTTAAACATATCTGCGACTTTATCAACTTTCATTGGCAGATACTCTACTCTATCAATGATATATTGTAATTTAGCCATTTGAAATTTTAATTTCTTGGCAAAATCATCTTGATCAGCTGCTATTGCAAGCCTTTCTTCTGTAGATAGGTATCTAATTTCACCAACATACTTACCTATAGTTTTAAAAAAGCACTCTTTATAATAATTCAACAAAGCTTTCTTAGAACTGATTTCTTTTGTAAGTCTAAAAGAAAAATTATGCAAAAGCAAAGCTGCTTCGCCACACTGCTCAGAAGACATAACCCTTAGCTTTTCTAAAGGTATGTTTAATAGTTTCATACATTCATTTGGAGAGTCTGGAGTGTAATTTAAACCCAAAGATTCTTCAAAAGGATTATGCAAAGAATCAAAAAATTCTTTATTACAGTTTATGTTCCAAAATTCTGTTTCTCCACTCATCTTCGCTCTCTTCGTATGGTAAATCTATATACTTAATTCCATTCTGTTCACAAAAAAGCTTTTTATTTCTATCTCTTAGTTGAGACTTAGCAAAGTTTAATTTATTACCATGAAAAAATGGTATGTATTTATAGTGTTGTTCTCCATGAACCTCAACTATTAACTTCCGTAAAGGAAGAAAGAAGTCGGCATACAAACTATCACAGCCCGGCAAATATACTTCTTCTAAAATTCTATCTATAGGGAAAAGCTTTTTTAACAAATCTCTTGCCTTTAAATGATAGGAAGATTTTTGCTGAGAATCAGAAGATTTTCCCCATATAGACCAAGAATATTCTTTGCCGTCTAGTCCAATTACTTTCATGGTCTTAGTATGTCGTTGATTTCTTTTTGCAAAAGAGCTAACCATTCTGGTTTTTCTTTTAACAACTTGTAAAGTTTTTCAGCACCTTGAACTTTTGGTATTTCATCTTCTTTAATATGTCTTTTTAAGAAGTCCATATTCATCCAAGCACCAGACTTGATTATAAGTCCAAGTTCCATGCCCAAGTTTATGATTTCAAATGTTTTGTCTATTCCAACTCCATATCTAATATAACTATCTATCTCCATGCCTGGAGATCCCAAAGCACAAGATTCAATTAGCCAATGTACTTGCTGACCAATTTGAACTTCTTTGCCTTCTTGATTTACATTCCAAGCTTTGTCATATTTAACCCTGAGTTGCACATCGGCTTGATACTGTAATGCTCTAGAACCCTTTTCTATAAAACCGCCAAACATACCTTGATTTTGAGTCAGGTGCATAATAGACCAAACTATAACTTTTTGGATTGGAACTAAATTTGATGCCTGTCTACAAAAACCAGCAAACATTTTATTTCCAGATCCACGATTTTCATAGCCAATACCTTCATCCATTTCTCGCTCATCACAAAGCGAACTTACAGAGTCAATGATAATCAATGACCTTGGATGTGTCTGAATAGCTTTCATGGCAAGATTTAGATAATCTTTGGCCGTAAGAATCTTCTCAGGAACAGAACGGTATATAGTTAATTTCTTTGGGTCTAAACCATCAATTCCATGAATGTTCATGGACTTTAAACGGCCTTCAATATTTAAATAATAAACATGCCTTCCTTGTTTTTGACATTCAGCAGCAAAAGATAACGAGGTTAGAGTCTTGCCTGTTTTTGGATGACCACTGCATGTAACCCAAGAACCTTCTGGAATTCCTCCGTGTAGCCCTAAATCCAATGCAGGACTTACAGGAACAACTTCTGGTGGATTATCTAATAAATTGTCAGCAGTAATAGCCACTCCATCAGCATATTGCTTATTAACTTCGGCCATTACTCTTTCAAGATAGTCTTCGCTTTTGCTATCTATTTTTTCACTCTTCTTTGCCATCTAATTCCTCTAGCTTTCTTTTAAGAGATTTCTTTTGTACAAAAGTTGACTTCTGTTCCATTTCAGCAGCTTCTGTTTTAGTTATTTGCTGTTGGCTATTTTTCTTTTCTATGAATTGTATTTCTCTTTTCAAGTATGGAGATTTTAATGATATAACCTTTACGCCATTTGGCGTTCTTAATGCCTGAAAAATTATTTGATGAGAGTAGTTCTTCAACAAAGAATTAGCAAGCTTTATCTGATAAAGATAATAACTTTTCCAAGGCTTATCATTCCAAAATCTTGGTGGTAATTCTGTGCGGTTAAACTTTGCGTTTCTTGCACACATTGTTTCTGCTAGATATTGTGCAGCAGAAATCCAACCGCCACCAAATCTTGATTCAAATGATCTTTTTTCAGTTCTCTTGTTGTATTGGTCTTCCATGATTATTCACTATTAAAAAATCATTAAATATAAGTTCTCTTTGATCTGTTTTTAACAAAGTTAAATTTGGAACAAGCCAGTCTTCTGTTTTGATCACATCACCATCTTTATAACCAATTACATAACAAGTTCCACTATGAGATCCAAAAATTGAATACATCATATTAGAAAAGAAATATCCTTCTGCATTTCTGGGTAATGTATCTGCTATATTTGATCTGTATCTAAGTTTTAAAGAAACTATATTTAATCTAGTTTGCTTTAAATACAATGAAAGCCTTAACCAAGACGACTGATTACTTCTTTCTGGATGACCATCATCTTGATAAGCTGTAGTTCCATCACTAAGTTCAGCTATCCATTGAGCAGAAAAGATATTCTGATTAATTATATAATCGTCTTCTTTTAAAGTTATCATTATTCAGTCCTATGAATACATCCTTTGTATTTTGGCGATTCAAAAATATTACTAGGTTGTTCGTTTTTAATTAAGTCATCACTCATAGATTGAGCTTGAGTCATAGATACAGAACCATTTTTTTCATCAAACTTCAAGCTCTTTTTCTTATTCGTTTTGTTGTAAAAATCTTTTAGTACATCTGGATGAAAGTTAAAAACTTCTGCAAGTTGTTCAACGGTCAAAACAGTGGAGCATTTTTCAATTATAATTTTTTGCACTTCATTTAATTCAGAAATTTTCTTTTTTGCCATTACACACTCATCCTTTCTGCATTTTTTAACAAACTTGGGTTTTTTGTTTCTAAGAAATTTAAATATAAATCATATGATTCTTTATTAACTGATTTAAAATCAAATCTTTTTCTGCCTTTAAAAGCATCAAATCTTTTTAAGTCAGATTGTGGGTGAACCAGAGGATTATAAAATAATCCATTGTCTGGACCATCTGTGCAAACACGAACAAAAAATCTAGTTAAATTACTAGGTTCGGTTATAGATGTTTTTGCAACACAAGACCAATCTTGCGGATTAACTTCTTTATTATCAAAATTAATTCCTTTAACATTTGTTTTATGATCTATGTATTCTTCGTTCATCGTTTAGCCTTTACTGTGTAAAAAACAACAATATCATTTTCTGTTTTTATGTTAGTTAGTTCCGTTATCATTTTTGATTCGTCTGGATCTGATTCTGATACTTCCATTATACCGCATGGTCTAAACATTCCGCTTACTTCTGTTATAAAAGACTTATCGCCACAATAACAACACTTTGCAACCGTTTTCCAATTTAAAGTCTCATCTTTTTTTACAATAAATAAGTCTACCAACTTCTTATTGCAAGAAGAGCAACTTAAATATATATGTCCATTATCAGTTAATACCGGTTCTGGACCAATATTTATTTCGGTTCTTTTGAGCATAATCCACCAATCATTTCTAGTAATTCGCCAACTTTTCTATCACAAATAGACTTATCTTCTGCGTTAATATAAAATTGTTTGTGCTCATATTCTATAGGCGTTCCATTTACTCTATTTTGATCATCTTTTTGATGAGTAGAATAATATACAATAATCATTGCGGTATGAGGTTTTGTTGGATCGCTAATAGGTTTTGGTATTTTAAATGGATTATTACTCATTTTCCTTCCTCTATATACTTCTTAGTATTTTTAATTTTACTTAAATTTAATGGCTTGTCCCTTTTTTTTAATTCTTTTACTTCTCCAGATCTCCACCAAGGATTATTTTTTGCGTCTTCTTTTTTTGACAATCCTGCGTCTGCGATTTTTTCTCGCATAGATTTTTCGTCTTTTGCTTTGCCTTTTGTCTTTGCGTTTTTTTCTGCCCATTGTCCTATTGTAGTAACATTATAACAATAAACATAGGGAGTTCCAAACACTTGATATAACTTTTTTTTCTTGCATTTAGGACATGTTTTTTTATGTTTTGCGTGAATGCTTTGTTCTATTTCAAACGAGTATTCACAAGCATCGCATTTATATTCATATGTAGGCATGTTTATTCCCACTCATTTTCATCTTCATCTTGATCTACATCAACACAAAAATTTATATCCCATCGTGTTTCGCTTAACTCAATTGACTCTGGAGGAAATCCATCACGCATAACATTACCATCCAAATCAAAATAAGCAACTAAAACTTCTTGAGATTCAGGATGTATATTTAATACAGTCATTGGTAATCCACCAGATTTCAAAACAACTATATCACCTATAGAAAATGTTTTTTCCATGATTACTCCGACCATTTTGATGAGGCACAATTAGTACAAAACTTCTTAAATGAATTTTCTATGACATCAATATGTTTTTCAGAAAACCATATGTCTCTTATAGAACTTTCATTTACATTTCCAAAATTGGTTTCAAAGTCGTAGTCGTGACAACATAAAAATAAATTACCGGCAGAATTTACATGTAAGTATCCGAATGGACGACCACCGATTTCATCGCCATGAAAACAACCGACGACTTGTTTTTTCTTTAAATACTTATCAACAGCTTT